TCTCTTGCATACTAAACAAGAGTTGATCTGCATTATTATCTAAATCTATTTCTGTTAAAACACTACCATCTGTAAAATCTACTTTTTTAGAACTAACATTAGTATCTCTTTGAAACTTAACAGCAACGCCACTACCAGGTTCATTACCACTGGTAAATGTTATCTGTGTTGCACTGGTGAACGTATAGTGGGTGGTTATGGTTTTTAGTACACCACCGACAGTAACATCTACTTCAGCTTCTGATAGATAGGAGAAGGAGATACTAAACGGACCAGCAGTACCATTACCAGTGTGGTTTGTAAAAGATGCAGCAGTGTTAGTAGCCATAGTTAATTAAGATTAATGCCTTCCAATGTTTTTAGTATATCGTTAGTACCTCTTCTAAGCTCATTTTCTGCCATAGTCTTCTTATCTTCATCTAATAAATTCTCTTTGTAATATTCAACGGCTGCTTCTTTGTATGCACTGTAAATTTTTCTTGCTTCACTTTGTAACTGTTTAAGAAATAACTGTTTCTTTTTTAAGGTGGCTTGTGCATCTATAGAACCAGAGGTATCACTTTCAATAATTTTAAGCATTTCTATATTTTTCTTTCTTCTTGAAAGTTCTAACAAAGCTTCTGGAAATCTAATACCGTTTTTAGTATCAAATTTTCCTGTGCGAGGGTTAAGAGGTATGTCGGGAATAAGTCTCTTAAGATCGTTATATTCTGGGGTGGTTAAGTTTACACCAACAAAACCTCTTTTACCAAATGGTATTACATCACTTGGAGGTACTAATTTAAATTGTATTCTTCTTAGATATTCATCTTGAGGATTATCATTTTCTTTCCTGTATTTGAATGGATTACCAAAGTTAATACCAAATAATCCTTCTGGATATTCTGCTAATTTACCTGTTGTCATGCTTTTTATAGGAGCAAGATCAGCACTAAAACCTGATAATGTATCTTGATAATTTCTCATTAACATTAAGCTAAAGGTATTTATATCTTGAAATGGATTATTTTCATTCATTAAACTCCCTAAGTCATTTCCTTCAAATTCGTAACCTGCAAGGTTTTCAGCTTCTGAATATTGACCTTTATCAGCTTGCCTTTCGACTTGTGGTTGTAAATCACCTTTAGTAAATTTTGTTTTACGTTTAGGAAATCTACCTTTGTACATTCTTTGTGTCATTTCGTCATACCAGTTTTCACCTCTTGCTCTTTTAATACTTCGCAGCATAGAAGCAGGGTAATTAGTAATACTTGTTATATAGTTAGCTGGAACTTGATAAAACCTTCTTAAAGCTCCTACATCACTTGTTAAATTAAAAGCTTGTGCAATATTCTGAATCATATATTTATTGTTAAGGTTACGAGATAGTAAAGCTGTATGACAGTGAGCAGCATTGTTATAATCTTCATCCGCCATAAAATCACGACAATATTCCATATCACCTGCAGTCATATAGAGTGAGCCAATAGGTTCCATCCGAGAAAGAATATCTATATATTCATAATTAGGAAGACCATTATCACCTCTTATGATTTCTCCATTTTCATCTTTCTGCAATAATCTAAAGCTATAAGGTAATTCATCTGTTCTTTTTTCTCCTTCCCTTAACCATCTATTATGATGACCACCACCGATAAGAGCTATCTCAGCTTCTGGATCATGCCTAGCAGCAGCTAACGCTATGAAGTAAGCCCATATAGCACCACCGACAGTAGCCTCTCCATTAGCTCTGTAAGCAGTAGCAAGATCATCACTCATCAGTCTGTCATTATGTTCTTTAAGTATTCTTCCAAGAGACACATTAAATCTTGGTGGCAAACCTGCTTGATTAGCACCAAAAAGTAATTGGACAGGTAGATCTACTCCAGGTATTGGTCCATACGCAGGTGTTCTTCTTAGAACATGTTTACCAATATTTATTGGTGTTGTTACAAATGGAACTATTGGCTTAAGTGGAGAAGATTTTAAAATATTTGCTAGTTCCTTAGTTCTTTTAGATCCCATTCCATTCATAAAAAAACCTTTACCTAATTCTTCTGTAAAAGTTCTATCTGCTGCATAATCTAATGCTCTTGTATAAGCATCAAGAATATACTCATCTGTTCCTTCTCTAATGCTTTGTTTGTTTACAATATCAATCACTTCATCAAAATTACTATTTACATAAATTTTCCAACTTCTTCCTTTCAGTCCTTTTTTAGTTGCCTGCTCAGAAAACTCACCCCATAGTTCGGAACGAAAAGCAGCTTGTTTAACAAATTCATCACCAGCCATCATAAAACGACCAGGTATTCTAAATCCATGACCAGCAAAGTTTATTGTTTTTGCAAAGAAGTTATCACCTGCCATACGAAGTGCGTATCTTTCATATTGATCTTGTCCAAACATTCTTCTTTCATCAAGAATATTTTTATCAAGCCATAAAGCCTTACCTGCTGCCTTTAAATTATCACCAGTAGAAGTAAATATTTTAACTAATTCCCTGACTGCTCTGGCTTTCATCTCTGTGTCCATTATTGGAGAACCTGCTGCAAGATCCAATGGACCAAGAGCAACATTTATCAATGAACCGACTATATTTACAATGTGTGTTTCTGGTGCAGTAAGAAGACTATTTATAAATATTTCATTAGAAATACGAAGACCTCTGCCTAATCTATCTTTTATAGTCATTCCATCAACAAGCTTACTTAATCTCTTACCATCACCTTGCATAGCAAGAACTTTTCTTGTAATACCTAATAAACCATCAACATCATTACCTTCTATATAACCTTTAAGACCTTCAATTAATTCTTCTTTTGTTGGTACAGATTTCTTTTCAGTAATTTCTTTCTTTGCTTTTTCTACTAACTGTTTTGTTGTAGGTTTATATCTTTCTTTCTTTACTCTTTCAGTGGCAGATTCACCACCACCAATACCTTTCCTTACTTCTTCATCAATAGTTGTTTTAGCTAAGTTTTTAGGTTCTGCATCTATAAGTTGATTTATTCTTACAGTACCTGCTGTTTCAGAACTAATTGTTTTTGCTGGACCTGTAAGACGTATGAGATCAATTACATCACCAGACCATTTAGTAAGTAATTCATCAGGTACTTTTTGACCAAGAAGAAAGGCTTCTTCTATAGAAGTCATTGATTTACTTATCTCTGTAGCTAACCGTTTGTTCTCTTTTATTGCTCCAAGGTACAAAACCCTCATGTGTTTCTCAGGAGCATTAGGACTTATTAACTTAGCTAATTTTGTTACAGCAGGTAGAAGATAGTCATAACCCATTGCAGAAGCAGCTTCTACAGAGAAGTCATCAGGTATGGTAACTCTGTTAAGAGCTTTACCTGTAGCTTCCCACATATCACTTGTAATCTTTAAAACATCTTCATCTGGACCCCAGACGTTAGGGTTTGGTTCTGATTTCAGTAAAGGTAATCCATCATCGGGTATGTCAGCACCTGCCCCACTACCAGCAGGAGGTTTCCTTGGCGGCTTTGCACCACCAACACCACCTAAATCAACTTTATTTATATCAATTTGATTTGTCGGATCAAAGTATATTTTGACCTGATGCAGTCTTTTATTTTTACCTGCTAATTTACCACCCTGATGAGTAAAACCACCAAAACCTTTACCTTTAAAATAATCTTGAAAATTACCAAATATTTCATCAATAACTGTATTAGAACTTATACCTCGTCCATTTGCATAACTTCTTATTTCATCAAACAGTTGAGACAATGTGTAGTTATCACCTAAATCATTAATTGCCTCTGAAACAATATTTTCATAGGGATCATCATTAAAATTATTAACAAAGGTTTTTAATTCTGCATCAACAGATTGATCTAAGTCATAGAAATTTACAGGTTGTTTTTCTGCAATCTCATAAGTAAATGGTCTAAAGTCTGGTGTTTTAGGAGGGTTGTTTGCTAACTCATCTAAACGATCAGCTATTTTATTAAAAGCATCAACATTAGTTCTTGAGCCACCAGAAAATTTATTATCTATTGGAAATTGTCTAGCCTGTCTAGCAAGATCTTTTAAACGATCAGCAGACGGAACTTCTATACCAGGTCTTACTAATTGGTTTAATTCTTCATCTGTAATGTTTAGTTTTCTTAAATCGCTTTGTATTCCATAAGGTAAATCGCCAACTCTTTTAACGCCTTTAGCAATAGGTATCTCTGGTTTTAAAAATTGTTTCTTACCTTTCTTTTGATATTTACTGCCAGTAATTAAATCGTCTGTTGTATAGAATCCATTACCATAAATATTTTGTGATGATATTGCTTCTCCACCTTCTTCTAAAACTATTTCTTTAGCAGAACCATGATAAAACTTACCTTGACCTCTAGTGTCAGGTAAATCAATTTTTACTGGTTGATCTGCAACTTTAGGTGCTGGTTTCGTACCACTAGGTATTGTTGTTGCACCACCAACAGTTTCATTTAAATCAGGAACATTATCTAATACTTCTTTAAACTCATCAGAAAATTCTTCACTACCAACTAGATTTGCATTATCTATTCTTCTTTTTTTACGAAGAAAAAAGTTTTTTCTATTTGGATTGTTTTTTATATCTTTAGCTAATTTTATAGTTTCATCCATCATCTGCTTTTGACTAAATATTTTAGGCCCACCAGTAACAGCATCTACTGCAATTTCTGCTCCTTCAGTTAAAACTCTACCTGCCTTAGGTGCTAATTTTGAACCGACATAAAAGCCCCCACCAATCAACTCACCAAAGACTGCACCAGAATATAACTGCTTTAATTTTGCTTCACCAAAGTTAGAAGGATCACCCTCACCTGGTCTTTCTGGTGCTGCTAAATATTCAAAGAAAGGTTTTATTAGCCCGTTATTAATAATGGGATTTTCAACACCCATCATAAAATTAAATAAGTTTTCATCATAAGCATCAATACCAACAAAGTCTGCTGCTGCACCTGCTGTAAACCACTTTGCACCAGTAGCCACTTTATCTGCATACTTAACATTCTTAA